TCTATATAATCATTTGTAGGATAAGGCTGAACACTATATGCAATAAATTCCATACTTCCTGCTCGTTCTCTGAACTCATCAATATCTTTTAAGTTGAGTGCACCCGCTGCATAGTTTCTTGAGTTTTCTATGTTCTTATCTGCGACTACTTCTCCAGTAATTTGTAATATGTGTTTGCCCTTAGCAGGGAGTAGGTGTCGAGGAACAAGTTGTCGCATCTTTTCTGTGATGTCGACACCTTCTTTTCCATCTCCTCGAGTTAAGGCACAAGACAATGTGCCATAGATATATTGTAGAGCAACTGCGGCTCCGTCTAGTTTGGGGGTGACTACTACAGGTTCTTGACCGTAGTCTGGTCTATCTTCCATTGTATATGCTTTTTGCAATGAATACATTGGAAAGGCGTGAGTCCATCTTACTGAGCGTGGGTCTTGTTTTGCTCCCACAACATCATTCAATGTACCAAGTTGAGCCTCCATTCTGTCATACAGTTCGTCTGACATAAGAGGTTTACCATTATAATAAGCAATCCTTGCTCGATTTATTAGTGCTTCTAAATTTTTCATAAGTATATTATACTAAATTTATAAGGTGTTGTCAAGAATTATTTTATGGGAGGTATATTTCATCCAGTTGTTCTTTGAATTGTTCTTCCAAAACTGATTTGCTTTCTGCTAGGGAGAGAATATCTACTAGTCCTTCAAAGAGTCGTCTAGTATTTTCAAAATCGACTTTCATTGTGATTCCATTTCGTGTAGGTTTCCATTCTTCGTCAAAGTCTAAATAATATTTTCGTAGAGATATATACTCTGTTCCACGAAATACATTTACTACTAATCGAATCTGTTCGTCGTCTGTTTGTTGTATTATTTTTTCGTATGGTGCGGGGGAATCAAGATCAATCATTCTTAATTACTCGGTTGAGAGGTACAACACTCGTTACATTTTCAGGCACAAGTATCCTATAAGAATCCGTGTCCCAACAAAATAGCAAAACTGTATGCTGTCCTTCTTTTGCTCTATTTCTTTTCTGACGAATGTATTCTGTGGAAAAGTCATTAGTGCAAACATTGTACTTTAATTTTCGTGAGTTTTGACTTCTATAAGTGATGATTGCATCACCAGAGTCGTCGAGTCTCTTCTTAAGCTCTTCTTTTTTCATTATTTCTCCAATTTAATCTAACAAAAACTCTTTTGAATTGTTAAATTGAGAGGTCACTTAAAAAGAATGCAAAAAACCAAGACATCTTGCAATGCCTTGGCTAAACTAAGTTACAACTACTTAATTATTTAATGCTTCTACGATACCTTTGAAGTATACTGCAGCTTTACCAGTTAGTTTACCGATAATAGCTTCGTCAACTTCTTGACCTGCGTCTGATAATGCTGAAGTAAGACTTGCTTGAGCATCAGCTACTGATACTCGCCCACCACCAGTAGATCCACCTGAGGATTTAGCTGCTGGAGTTTTTCTTACATAAACGCCTGCTTTAGTTAATATCATTCGAACTCCATTTGGTGATTCGCCAAGTTCGTCTGCGATTTCTTTTACAATTTCCATTGAAGTCTCAGGTGTAGGTTCTTGTTCCTGATACATTTCAACTGCCTGTGCTTTAGATTCATCTGTCCAAGCCATTCTTTTTCTCCTGTGTTTGTTTTGGATCCACTCGCCGTTCCATACGGGTTTCCAACCTGTTCGGTCGTACTGTTGCGTATAAAATCTGTCGCTCATGTATATCCTTTTTTTAATATAAATATATTATAATGAATTTGAAACCAATTGTCAAGAAGTATTTTTCGGTATCTTATAGGTTTTCCTATCTTGAGAAATGCTTTTGTATAGTTTCAATCTTTTCTTCAGCATTTGCGATTTTTTCTATCTGTGTTTCGATAGCCTCTACAATCTCTGGATGTTCTCCGATACCCGATGGATTTCTAGTATACACCATAATATTTGCTTTTGCTACTTCAACTTCGCCTTGTAACTTGGCGATAAGTGCTTTTAATAAATAATTCATAATTCTCCTCTATGATTTAAAGTATTCATCATAATGTCCGTCTTTGTACTTATGGTAAGTATCTTTTATAAAGACATAACCATAGTAGAATATTCCTGCCCATACTGCTAGATTAAAAATAAACTTTGCTAGTATGAAAGGTAATCCAAATAAAAAATCTAACATGTTTTCTTTGTCTCCCAGTCTTCGATTGCTGCCTTGATGCTTCCCTCTGCTAATACAGAGCAATGTAATTTAATTGGTGGAAGATTCAATGCTTCTGCAATATCCTTATCTTTAATTAGTTTTGCTTCTTCAATAGTCAATCCTTGTAGCATATCAACAAATAAAGAAGAAGATGCGATTGCACTTCCACATCCATAGGTTTTAAATTTAACTCCCATGATGCGGTTGCTGCCTGGATCGATTCTTAACTGTAATTTCATTACATCCCCACAAGCAGGTGCGCCTTGCATACCTGTTGCTACTGTTGGGTCTTTTGGATCGTATCTTCCTACTGAAAATTGTTTAGGTGAGTTTAGTACTCCCTCAAATCTGTCTACTACTTCTTTACTATATGCCATGTTTTAACTCAAAGCTTTGTCGCAAAATGCAACTATGAATTCTTTTGATAACTTATCAGATAATGCGATTGGAAGTGTTAGCGGTGTAGCCATACCAAAACCTAAGATTGCTACTGCCCATCCTAGTTTTTCTCGTTGTACAAGTATATTGGTACTCTCTACTGATTTTAAAAATCTTATAGAGGGATAATATAATCTTGCTAAGCTAATAACCCAACCTGCAATATAAAAAGCTAAAAAGTATTTCATAAATATTCTTGTAAGTGTCTTAAACTTCCGATATTGTATGCAAGTCGTGGGGCGTAATGCCCTGCATCTTTTATTAATCCGAAGTATGGCGATTCACACTCTGCCATTTCGATTTCCCATAATAGATAGCATTTGCTACCATGTTTCTCAAAGTTATGAGACTTTGTTACTTCTCGTTTTACAACTGCAATACAGTTGCCTTGAGCTGACCATACCCGCTCACCTTCAATAAATTCTTCGGCTACACAAGGTTCTGGTATCATAGCATTTCTAATGCCTTCGTAATCTGTATCTGGAAGTTTTTGTGGTACTCCCATGCGTTCAATAACGGCTTTGATAAAAGCTGGAGAACGATATAATGCCTTTGCAATGTCAGATACTACTGCTCCATTTAAGTAATGTTTTACTATGGAGACTTTCTCTACTTCTGTTACGCCCTTGCCTTTATTTTGTGCTTTTCTTTTAGCACGAAATTCTAATGTTTCGTTGTGGTCTGCAATAATTTTATTGAGACGAGTTGTATTGTATGATATATGTAATATCTCACACGCCTCTTTTTTAGTAATAGGCTTCTCTGCAGCGAGTAATTCTATTACTTTGTTGATATTTGCTTCTGAGAGTTTCTCCTCTCTTTTCTTTCTAACTGCCATCTTTGATCACTCCTTTGTGAATTAAATAGTCAATGCTTATCCATCCAAATACCCAATTAATCATTTTTTAACTCCAAATGATAATCGTTTAACTCTTTGAGTTCTTCTTCATGCATTGCGCCTAGTAAAATGATTGTATAATGAAGGACTTTGTATAAGTCTTTTTCATTTTTACCATCTTTCTTTCCAAAACGCTGTGCATATTTGATTATATTACCAATACAAAACCCTTCTCCATGCCCATTCTCAAATACTATCTCTGTAGTTTGAGTTTTTGCTTGGGCATAATGCTGATCATAAGTACTGTCTATATAATTTTTCAGTCTAGTCTGAATTAAATCTTCGTTAAATTTATACACGAGTTATCCTTTTTTCGTAATCGGCATAATCTTCATTCCACCAATGTGGTTTGTCTCTGTGAGACCAAGCTGCGAAGGTTGCCTTGTCTAAGTGGTAATAATCTCGATAGCTTTGTATCGGATTGTCATAATCTCTAAGATCCTCTGGCATTGCCAGTCCGAACTTAGTAAAACCTACTCTTTCAAGATGTACTGGATCAGGTAGGTTGTTTACTACTTGTTCTACTGATTTGTGTAGTTTTCCATAACGATAGTAGTATTCATCATTCAATGCGTTAGCATAGCAATGAACCCACTCATGGTTATCCAATGACTCCCTTGCCCAGATTGTGCAGGGATGATTGTACATCATTGGAAGGTAGGGGAAGGGTCGCTCCTCAAGTGGCAGATGCTTAATTTCGGCTTTAACCTTGTTAAGAACTTCTCGTTCTTCTGCATTCAACGCACGAGGAACATACCCTAGAAATTTGTCAATGTAAATTGTTGTACAAAGAATCTGGGCAGCCTCTAGTGGCATCTTGACAATATGCTTGTCAACATGATACTGTGCTGCCTTATCGAGATCCTCGTCTAAATAAAATAAATTCATATCTTACTTCCAACATTTGTATACGCCACAGAGTTTGTCTTCGTTTTCTGTAGTCTTACAGTACGGACATACTTTTTTCTCTGGCTTGATTTTTTTGATTTCTTTAAACTTTTTCATAATGTATATTATACTAAAATTATGAAATAAAGTCAAGAACTATTTTCCAGATCCGTTAATTTTATCCTTAGCTGTCCCAGCATAAAGACCAAACCAAGCTGCACCTGCACCGACAACAATACTGATTAAACCAGATTGTTCCATTGTGGGGTCTTCTAAAGCCATAAACCACATTGTGCAATAGTATAATAGGAAAATATATACACTAAGAAATGCTCGGGGAAAGATCCTCCATGCATCAATCATGTTTGAAAGAAAAATCCAACGCTGCCACGGATTATCTGGCTCTCTGTTGGCTTCCATCTCTACTATTTTTGCTTTTAGATTAGAGTTCTCTTGTACAAGTTCCATGAACTTACTAAGGTCGATTTCAACCTCATTTCGACTCATATCACCTGCGAATCGTTCATCTGCCATTTAGCTCTCCTTTGCCTGTTGCTTTGCTTTGCCAACATTGATCGCAAACCAGTCTAGAACTTTATACATTTTTCCAACTAGTTTGTCGTCTTTTGGTGTGTCAGTACAAGCTGCAATAATTGAAGCACTCATGACCAACCAAGGGATGACTTGAATCCATCCGATTACCCATTGTAAGAATCCTAACATTCTTCTCTCCTAATCCTCTTACGAGGCTTTCCCAATCAGTAGGGATCTTTGTAGCCATCTATACTGGTAAGACGTAAGTCCTCCCATTTATTTGTATCTAATCGATACAGTAATATAGAATCTGATTCAGACTGTTTGACTACAGCTGGCACAACATCAGCCCTTAGTGTACAAGGTATACTGTATTGTCTACCAGACTTTAAACTTGTAAAACTTACTTCAACAACAAAATCTTGAAGTAGTTTCTGTAATTTATTAAATTCTACCATTTATTTTTTATTTTCTTGAAGTTGATCTAATCTAACTTCTAGTTCTTCACACCAATCTTCTATTATTTCTAATCGTTCTTGTAAATGTGGGTGTTTCTCAAAGTATTTTGCCCCTTTCATTGCATCTCTGTATGCTA